GCTCATCGCCCGGGGCATGGCCTCGCCGGGACAGTTCACTGGTCCACTGACGGGCGTGCGTGCGGGCCTGCGCGAGGCGCGTGAGGCGGCTCCGGGGCAGCGCCGTGCTGCATTCCTTGAGGGCAAGCAGGCCGAGGTCCAGCGAGCCCACGACATCGACTACCAGACCGCCGTGATGATGGACGCCTTCGCGTCCGACTCGCGCTACGCGACCGACATGGTCGAACACACCGACGTGGTCCGCTACGGGTCAGCGGCTGCGTCACGGGCTGCGTCCTCGTCGGAGGGCAGGGCGCTCACCGCTCTGCTCACCGACCACGGCGTGGCCCGGGTCAAGACCCGGGGCCAGCTCATCGCCTTCCGCAAGAACCAAGGCGACAACATCAAGCGGATGTTCCAGCGCGAGTCACCCGTCCAGTGGAACGCGATGCGGGCTCACTACAGCACCCTTGGTGTCACCGACGAGGGCGAGGTGGCGGTTCGTTGGTTCAACGACATGCTCACCCGCAACGACCCGAACTCTGCATTCAGTGCCGTGCTGGCCCACAACGAACCGGGCGAGTTCTTCCGCCCAAGCTTCCTCGGTCGCCGCGCCCGCTGGTCCGAGAAGATTGTGATGCACGGCCTGTCCGGCGAGCTGCTGGACGAGGGGACGACCTTCGCCCAGATGCGTGCCCGCTACCTCGACCCGAACGACACGGTCATCACTCCGGGCTGGATGGAGGAGCGGCTCCGTGCCCTTGGTGCCGACGAGGAGTACATCGAGAAGACCAAGTGGCGGATGGAGTACCCGACCGAGGCCGAGTTTGAGGCCACGCTGGCCCAGATTGGTGGCCCCGAGGAAGCCGCTCGCATCATGGACTACCACCGCATCGTGGCAGAGGACGAGGGTCTGCCACTCATCGAGTCGCTCGCCGACAAGTATCACGGTACGCCCAAGTCACTGGACGAGGCGACCGGGCAGTGGAAGCCGACGACCCTGTTCCAGTTGACCGTCGATGCTGCCGAGGCGCGTGGCATGTCGGTCGTCCCGCTCGACCACGAGGCGGTCGTCGTCGGCGGCAAGATGGCCCAGATAGGCCAGCCCAAGATGCCCGACATCGGGTTGCCCCCGGCTGTCGCCGAGCTGGAGTGGGAGGGCCACGCGCTGGCCCCGTACACCGAGCTGGTGCCGATGAACCTCATTGCTGGCATCCAGCCCGGGAACGTCCTGCGGATGACACCGGCTGAGCTGAACAAGCTGGCTGCCGACATCAAGTCGAACGGCATCCGTGAGCCCATCCAGCTGACCTACGGCAAGGCTGACCGGACAGTCAAGGTGGACGAGGGCAACCACCGGGTGGCCGCGCTCATCCAGCTGGCAGGCGAGAAGCCGGACGCGCTCAAGGGCGTCAACATCCCGGTCACCATCATCCGCCACGAGGGGCCAGCCGGGGGCACGGCAGTGCGCGGGGCCATCGCGGACGAGTTCGGCTACGTCCCGGCCAACCTGCGCCCGAGCGACATCGGCATCGGCGATGCTGAGTCGGCTGCCATCCGGCGACACGACACGGCCCTCCGCCGGGACATCGCGGTGAAGGACCTGACGCCTGCGCAGGCGAAGGGGCGCACCTTCCAGCAGGCCCGGGCTCAGCGTGCTGCTGACCCGAACGTCGGGACGCCGGGGCTCATCTTGGGCGTCGAGGACGGACGGCTCATCGCCCGCAACGCGGACGGGAAGATTACCCACCGGCTCGGTGGGCGCAAGACGCCGCAGGAGTGGGTCGAAGAGCTTCAGAACAACATGTCCGACGAGCAGCTGGCCGAGCATGCCAGCTGGTACAGCGACATGCGTCGTGGGTTCATGGCTCTCAGCGAGAACCAGCAGGAGGAGGCGACCCACCTGCTGATGGCGTTTGGTATCACCCAGCTCAACACGTCCCCGGTCGATGGCATGAAGTTCATGCTCCGGGTGGTCGAAACCATGCGCCGGGGGCAGGACCTGCCCGCCGATGCAAAGGTCCTCCAGAAGACAGCGGGCCTGAACGGCACAGCCCTCAAGCACTTCTTGGAGGAAGGCTATGTCTCACAGGCGGGGATGGGGCAGAAGCTCATCGACTTCGTGGACTCCCTTATCGGCGTGGACGGGCGGACGGTACCCGTACGTGGCCCCAAGGGGACATGGGGCGCAGTGGCGGGCGACATCTGGGCCAAGCGAGACGTCGGCTACATCGACGCCAAGATGCTCAAGCACCTCAAGTACGCCTACGGCAACGAGTACGACATCAGGAAGATTCGGGTTCGGGGAGATAACGGAAAGCTGAAGGACAGCTTCCGGTTCACCAGCAAGGAGAACGGACAGACCTTCGACATCGACGCCAAGCAGGTCGGCGGCAACCCGAACGACGTCGAGTACGACGCCATCATCGAGTTCTACAACGACGCGACCGACCACTTGAACGAGACGCGCTTCCTTGGTCGCACCGACTGGGTGCCTGCCGAGGCACAGGCGCTGGGCTGGTTCAAGGGCAAGACCGTCTTCGGCGACGAGACGGGTGACCCGCGCACGGCCTTCTACGACAGCGTCTATTCGACCCGGGTGTCGCAAGTCGAGGTCACTCCGTCGGCCACGGCTCCGATGCATGTCCTCTACCCAGAGGTCACGGAGCGGACGGCTCAGGCTATCGCCGGGAGGACGGCGAACCTGTTCAACGACGAGGCTTCTCGGCTTGCTGGCACCCGGACCATCTCGTCCAACCAGAGCGTCGTCATCAGGGACGGGCGAGCTGGCTCGGCCACGAACTTCGAAGTCATGTCTTCGCCGGACAGCATCCGCCGCCACCTCGCGGTGCTTGGTACCACCTCGGGGCAGGACCGTGTGCGGGCAACCCGGGCAACTCTTGCCAAGCCGACCAAGGCCAACGGCGTGCGACACATGGTCGAGGTGTCGTTCCCCAGCTCCATCGCACCGGACGAGATGCAGGGAGCGCTCCGCGCTCTGGCCGAGGACGCGCCGGAGTTCTTCGGCGACGCGGACCTGACCCGGCGAGCTGACGGCACGTACGTCGTCCGGGTGGTCGCAAACGCGGGCGAGAACCTGACTGACTTCACGGCCCGGATGAACGACGTCCAGCTGCGCGACCTGTACTCGACCGTCAGCTCGCCCGAGGGCTATGCGCGTGGGCGCTACGTCAACCCTGACGAGCCGATGGCAGCCGGTGCCCGGGAGCAGGGCATCAAGGACCTCGGCCAGCGCCGCATCCAGCAGTCCCTGACCGACGCCAAGCCCATCAACTTCGGTGACAGCAAGCGCCCCGCGTTGGCCCGCGACCTGTGGGCCAGTGTGCAGGCCGAGGTGGATGATGGCTGGGGCGGGCTGACCGTTGACCTGCACAACGGCAAGCGACCCAAGGCCTACGGCGAGAAGCGTGGCGGCGGTCCGTACGCCACCGGCATCAGTGACACGACCAGCCTGCCGATGGACGTCAGCGAGGCCGACTTCAACGCCGCGCTCGACAGCTTCATCGAGGCCCATCGCGGCGAGCTGTCCCGGCAGAACGCCTACATCGGCGTGTTCCGTGACCCCGACCGTGGTGTCATCGACCTCGACGTCAACTTGCTGGTCGATGACTGGAACGAGGTCGAGGGTGTCCAGCTCTACCTCCAGCGCCCGGGTGGGGCCTACGACTTCACCACCGGCAACGGGGTGTACAGCCCGAAGTTCGACCCGGCGTGGTCCAATGACATCAAGCGCGGCTACGCCGACGTGGTGGAGCTGGAGAACGACTGGATGACCAGCCCCAACGGCGAGGGATACGCCAAGCATCTGGAGGACCAGCCCGATGTCCGAAGAGAACTGGACCGTGAAGGTCGGCAGTGGGGGCGCATGGTCTACGAAGACGCCTACCAATCCTTGGCAGCCCGAGAGACAGCCGCCCACCGAGCCGGAAGAGCCAACGCCGGAGCAGCAGGGTTTGACCTCACCGACCCCGCCGGATATCTCCAGCGAAGCCCCCGTGGTCGCCGAGCAGCCCGACTCGCTGCCGCTGACTCTGCCCGAGGAAGACGACTCTTCCAGCGAACCCCCGGGGGTGCCCCTCGTGGAGCCATCGAGGACGCCGGAGCAGCTCTGAGTCAGGGCGGCAAGAGGCCGCGCCGCGCCCAGATATACGTCTCACCCAAGCGCAAGGCAGCGGATACGCTCGCGCACGAGTACGCGCACGACTACGTCAACCGCGTCCTCCAGCCGTCAGCCATCCGCAGGGCCAAGGCCATCTTCGCCGGACGCGAGGGCACCGCTCCGACCATCGGGGCCAAGACCCGGCAAGCCACCCTCACGGTGGACGAGCAGGAGTGGCTGGCCGACCAGCTCATCGAGTACATGCGGCAGGGCCCTGATGCCATGAAGAACCCTGCCTTGGTCCCACTTGCCGAGCATTACAGCAAGTACCTGAAGGACCGCAAGGTCAGGGTCGAGGCCGACCCGACCATCTTCGACGCCGAGGTCACCCGGCATCAGGCCGAGATGGCGGCGCACGAGGGGCGGCGTGTTGCACATGAAGCAGAGCGTGCGGCCAAGCTGGCCGAAGGCCCCGGCGAGGAGGTCGTCACAGCCGGTGCGCAGCGCGATGCCGTCCGGGCTGTCCACGAGAAGTGGGACAACGCCGGTGCCCGCAACGGACCACGGCTGGAGAACGACCTCGTCAAGCTGGAGCAGCAGGGCGTCGATGTGCAGGACGAGCTGAACCTGCTGGACGACTACCGGAACATGGAGCGGCAGGACTACGAGAGCGCCGAGGAGTTCTCCGACGCCCGCACCGATACGTGGGACGAGCTGATGGAGTCCCTGCGCAGCAAGCACGAGAACTACTTCGAAGACCTCGGCCTCGATGAGGCCGCACTTGGTGTCACACCGACCGACATCGGCGAGTTCGCCGAGGTTCCGCCCACCGCCCCGGTCAAGCCGAGGGGCAGGATGGAGAAGGTCGAGCTGCACCCCGAGGTGAAGGACCTGTTCGACACCATCGACCGGACCCCGCCGACGAAGAACGCCTACAACTACGACGTCGATGAGCAGGCTGCGCTCAACTGGATGTATGCCGGTCACCGCCGCTCCGACCGTGTGAGCAAGGACCTCATCCACTTCAAGTCCGACCGCTCGTGGCTGGAACGCAGCCTCAACCACCCGTACTTCGGGCTCTACCCGCTCAGCTACATGTGGGGCAAAATCCTGCCCGAGATGGTGGAGTTCCTCGCCCTCCGCCCGTTCGGCATGAAGACCCCGTGGGTCGCTGCCGACATGGTCAACACCATGTACCAGCACACCATGAACCAGATGGAGAACGACCCCGAGCTGAAGCAGTTCATGGCCGAGAACGAGGACGCCTTCCGGGCCATCGGCATGCTCGTGCCGGGTGTGCCGTGGGACCTGCCCGTCAACGCGCCGCTCTGGCTGCGCCGCTACGTCGAGGGCGTGGCGACGAACCTCCAGAAGGACATTGACGGCGAGCAGCCCGAGGACTACGGCGCGTGGCAGGCGTTCGTGTCCGACATCGACTACGCCCGGACGGTCGGCGACGTCATCGGCTACACCGCCGGTCCGGCGTCCGGTGCCGAGACGCTGCTCGGCTACCCGGGCCTCATCGCCAAGACCCTCGGTGGGCTCAAGGCCAAGTCCGAGGATGAGCTGGCGAACGACCCCGACTTCACGCCCCCTGTCGTCAACCGCGAAGAGCCGCCGATGGTCAACGCGACCATTCCGCAGAAGCAGCCCGTGCCCGTGGAGCAGTCTGAGACTGAGTTGCCCGAGGGTTCTATCGAGGAACTTCAGGCGAGATTGGGCGGCAGCTACGAAGAAGTGGTGAGTGCTATCAGTGGCGAGTAGACTTCCCCCTGTCCACGTCACCTCCGATGTGGTATCAAGTGGAGGTAACAGCGGTGGCCCTATCGCCTGACAACCCGGCCCTGACGAACGGAGAAGCGCAGCCAGCAGCAGCAGCTGAAGGTTCCGCACCAGCCGCTCCTCAGACACCCGAGGAAGTCGAGGCCATCTGGCGTAACCGGTTCAGCCAGCGCGACCGCGCACACAACGCTGAAGTCGAGGAACTCCGTCGTCAGATGGAAGGCCTCCAGCGTTCTGTCGAGGGCGGGCAGGCAGGCGCAGCCGCAGCAGGCGGCGAACCGAGCTACAAGGTTCGGTACGAGCAGACGCAGCGCGAACTGGAACAGGAACGTCAGGCCCGACAGATGACGGAGCGCAGGCTCCGCTTCCCCGCACTGGCTGGGGAGATTGCAGCGGACGACCCCCTCTGGGTGTCATCCCGTGACGAGACGTTGGCCCGCCTGAACGCCACCTACTCCGCGCCGCCTCGGCCTGAACCGACCGGTCACGTCGATGCAAACAACCCGGCGCGGACGACCGTCACTCAGAAGTCCATAGCGGACATGACCAAGGATGAGCTGCTCCAAGAGCTGGCGAACCTTGCACCGCTGGAGATGGAGAGGGAGAGGCAGCGAGCGTTGGGCCAAGGATAAGGAGCCCCGCTCATGGCGAATACCTCAGGAACTGCCGGTGGCATCGGCAGTCCGCAAGGCGGACAGCAGGGATGGGATGCGGCGGTCAACGTCCAGCCCATTCCGCCGTCGCTTGCAGGCACCACCGCCGCTGGCGTCGCCGGTGCCGTCTTCAACCCGAACCCGTCGGGGGGCAACCTCGACGCCAAGTTCGCGGCTGTCGTCAGCACCCTCGTCATCCGCAACGTCATCGAGAACTTGCGGAGCCAGCCCGTCATCTCCCAGCTGGGTGCGTACATCCGGGCGAAGAACGTCCCGGGCACCCGGGGGTTCGTGTACACCGCGTTCGCGGACCTGAGCCCCGCCGTCAACCTGCTGGAAGGCGTTCCGCCCGAGACGGAAAAGCTCCAGTTCGACAGCGCGTCCTTCTTCGGGACCCAGAAGGGCAAGCTCGTCGCCATCACCGACCTCGCCGACCTCATGTCGCCGTTCGACCTGTACTCGACGGCTGCTGAGAAGGTGGCGTGGAACGCCATCGACACGCTGGAGAAGGACATCGCCCTCCTGTTGGGCGGTGCCGACAACGGCATCGGCATCACGTCGGCGGCGGCGACCGCTGTCCAGCGCATCGTGGACTACGTCACGGCGATGAAGATTGCCGAGGTCCCGATGTTCCCCGACGGGACCTATCACGCGGTCGTCTCGCCCACGGACGCGGGCAAGATTATGACCGAGGTCGGCGAGCTGGGGTGGACCGACACCCAGAAGTACGCCAACCCCCAGACCCTCCTCAACGGGGAGATTGGGAAGTTCCGGGGCGTCCGGTTCATCGAGTCCACTCGCGTCGCCAACGACAAGTCCCTCCTGTTCGGCCCCGACTTCTTCGCGTGGGGCGACTACCAGACCATTCAGGCCTACCGGGTTGCTCCCGGTGGCGACCACGCGGACCCGTTGGCCCAGCGTGGACTGGTTGGCTGGAAGGGCATGTGGGGCCTGACCACCGTCAAGTTCGCTGGCACCCCCGCGATGGGTCCGGCCACGAACATCACCGCCGAGCGCTGGACGCAGGCCGACTTCACCCCGTAGCAGCAACATGGGGGAGCAAGGTCAGTCTTTGCTCCCCCATCAGCCCTAAGGGGAGGTCCCTGTCATGCCGCGCTCGCCGACCTATAGCCCGCCCACGCTCGCACAGATGCGGACCTTGGTGTCACGCACCCTGCGGGACGAGGGCAACACCGTCTTCGGGGTGGACGCTGTCAACGACTTCATCGCCGAGGGCTTGATGTCACTGGGCGGCTACCGTCCCATCGAGGCCATCGAGACGGCGAACTACGAGCCCGTCACCTATGGCGACACGCAGTTCATCCAGCCCCAGATTCTGACCAGCGTCTGGCAGGTGGTCGCAACCAACCCGGCTGACCCGACCGCCGTCAATCAGGCCTACGTCCTGCCCTACACCAGCGTGGACAACCCGTCCGTCCAGATTGGTTGGGACTTCTACTCCGGTGCGCTGTGGTTCGGGCGCTGGGTCGTCAACCAGATGGATGCGTGGTTCGGCCACATCGGGGCACCGTTGTCCATCGTGATGTACGGCTACCGGGACCGGACCATCCCCGGTAGCGAGGATGCCGAGGTCCTCGACCTTGAGGATGCCATCGACCAGCTGTGCCTGACCCGCGAGTGCAGGGCACTGGGCTTCCAGCTCCTCAACAACGACCGGGCCCTGTACCAGCAGTGGCTTGCTGCCACCAACAACACCGACGTCAGCCCGACCCAGATTCAGGGGATGCTCAGCAACGCCGTCGGGGACGTCGAGCGCCAGCGCAAGCGCTCGGCTACCTATCGGCGGCTCCCGTCCGTCGGTCCGCAGTACCTGTGATATGGACCTCGACCAGCCCATCAGCTACCGGGGATACGCCCTCAACACCGTCGAGATTCAGTCAGGTGATGGCAAGCGCCGTGGCTGCCTTGTCGAGGAGGCTGACTTCGGCACGGTCATGGGCGTGGGCTATACCGAGAAGCGAGCGCAGGGCGACGGCAACGACTCCTCGGACGTCTATCTCTCGGCCCGACAGGTTCACCTTCGTGGCTTCATCTACGGCGAGACGCGGGCCGATGCGTTCGACCGGCTTCAGGACCTCGTCTCGGCGCTGAGCCCGACCGGGGCTTACGCGGCCAGCCCCAGCCAGAAGGGCTACCTGCCACTGACCTTCGACACGCCGACCCAGAACTTCGAAGACTTCGACACCGGCTGGCGGCAGCTTCAGGTCTTCGCCCGCCCGCGTGCGCAGCCCACGTTCCGTATCCGGCGCGACACAGGCGCGGGTGGCAACCATCTCAAGGGCGGGGCTATCGAGTGGGCTGCCGACCTTGAGTGCAAGGACCCGCGCATCTACCTGCGTGCGCCCGTGTGGACGTACTTCAACGGCAGCGAGTCGGGGCGGCTCCCTAACCGGGGCGATTACCCGGCACCGGTGGACATCCTCATCGACATCGCAGCTGGGGCGGCTGCGGGTGGCAGCATCAGGTTCCAGATTGGGATGGCTGACCTGACCATCACCGTGCCCAGCTCGGCCAACCACCGCATCCTCCGCTACTCGGCTTCGCTCGGCGGCATCCTGACGCTGGAGGAGAACGCGGTCGAGTCCCTGCGCATGGACCTGCTGACGCTGGACTCCAACGCCAACCGGCCCGTCGTCCGCCCGGGTGGCGACGACTACATCATCACCAAGGTGGGGACCTACACCATCACCGGCAACAGCATCGACACCGGCAGCCGGTTGATGCACAACGAGGCGTTCGCCTGACCGTGGCCTCGCAGCAGTTCCTGCTCTCGCCCACGCGGGACACTGCGATGCGCCGGACACGCTCCAGTGAAGGCGCAGCGTGGAGTGCGTGGAAGCAAGCCAAGGGTGAGTGGCACCTGCTGGCTGGCTACGAGGGCAACCACAACAACGAACACAAGTCCATCGTCCAGTTCGCCCCCGACTGGTCGCAGGTCGCCAAGCTGCTGAAGGCCGAGCTGCTGCTCTACTCGGTCACCGACCACAGCACGATGAAGCCGGACAGCCGTCACGCGGGCGAGACGGACATCATGATTACCCGCAAGCCCAACTCGTGGACCGAGACGGGTGGCGGGGAGGGTGGCTGGACCGGGGCCGTTGACTCCAACGACCTGACCGAGGACGCCAACTTCAAGCGCTGGTACAAGGTCCAGAGCTACGTCAACGGCGGGCTCAGCACGTTTGATGTCACGAGCATCGTCCGGGGCATCGCACCGAAGACGGTCAAGGACCCTGCTGGCAAGGCCTGCCTTGGCCTCGCTAACTACGGCTTCCTCATGCGCGTCGCGCATGCCATCCCCGAGGCGTACTACCACGACAACGTGTTCGCCTCCAAGGACCACCAGAACGTGTCCTTGCGCCCCGTCCTGCGCATCACCTACGAGCCCAAGGGCGGGCCGGGTCAGGTCTTCGGTGACGCCCCGGTCGGCGACTTCCCCGGTGGCCCGGACATGTACTTCGTCGGGAGCTACGAGCCCGGTCGGAGCGAGGACCATCTGAGCGCCACGCACATCGCGGTGATGAACCACACGGGAGGAGCGGTCGTATGGGACAGCGGCTGGGTCAATGGCGGGGCAAACGATACGGCGACGAATACCTTCTCGGTCCTCGTCCCCCCGTCTCTCGCATCGCTGACGTACTACGACTGGAAGGTGCAGGTCAAGAACCAGCTCGGGGAGGTGACCCCGTGGTCGGACCTGCTGCCCATCCGCAAGCTGTCGAACCCACCGTCGCTCAGCGCCCCCTCCCCGGTCGGCCTGACGTACGAGACGTTGGACGGAGTGACCTTCCAAGCCCAGTACGCGGACCCGGATGGACCGGCACGCCCGACCCGGGTGCAGGTACAGGTCCGGGGTACTACCCCTCCCGGCGACCCTACTTGGGACAGCGGCGGCGGCTACTGGGACAGCGGACTGACCCTCTACCCGGTGGACCCAGCGAGCCCGAGCGTCATCAGGGTCCGCTATCAGGGTGGGGGGCTCGACCCGGGCGGCTACTCGTGGAGGATGCGGGCGCAGGACGAGTACGACGCGACGAGCCCGTGGGTCTACGGGACCTTCAGCCTGACCAAGGGCTACGAACCAGAGCCCGGTGATAACGAGTTCCTGACCGGCTACGGACGGCTCGGTCGCTTCCGTGTGCGCATCTTCGGGATGGGCACCAACCGCGCCCCGGGCAAGCTCGTGGCCGACATCTACGACGCCGCCAACGTGGGCGGCAGCGAGTACTACAACGCACCGGGCGAGTTCTTCTTCACCCTTCCTGCCACGCATCCGCAGGTCAGCGTCATCGAGCCGTTCCAGACCCACTTCAGTCTGGAGCTGTACCGGGGGCAGGGCTGGCGTCCCATCCTCAACGGGCTGATGACCGACTTCGATGCCGACGAGGACGAGGTCGTCTTCTACGGGGTGGATTACATCGGCGTGCTGGGCATGGTGAGCGACGAGCGCTTCAACTTGGCCGCACCTGATACCCCGGTGGAGTCTGGTGGCGGCAAGTACGTCAAGGACACCATCAAGTTCGTCGTCACCGACCAGCTCCAGAAGGCCAAGGACGCGGTCAACAGCCCGGTCAAGTTCATCAACGTCGGCGACATCGCGAACATGACCGAAGAGGTCACCATCTTCGCCACGTTCAAGGAGCGGCTCGGCTTCATCTCGGGGCTCATCGACAGCCACCGGGCGGGCACCGGGCGGCGGACCCGGCTGGTCTGCCAGCGCAACGCCGACTCCAGCTTCGAATGGCGGGTCATCTACAGCCCGGGCGTGGACCGCAACAACATCCGGCTGGAGTACGGCGGGCTGGTGCAGGGCTTTCAGGTCATCCCGTTCGGCCAGTGGGGGACCAAGGTCCATGGCATCGGTCGCACCTCGGAGGGGGCCAAGCCGTTCTACGCCAAGGAGAACGCACCGGGCATTGACGAGGCGGTCTGGGGTTCGTTCCCCCGGGTGCAGGTGTGGGCCGACCTTGAGGACCAGAACGACCTGACCCGGCGGGCCAAGCAGGCGGCGGTCAACGTCGCCAAGCTGGGCAAGCGCATCGCCCTCGGCATCCGCGTCGATAGCATCGACATCAAGGATGGCTGGGACATCTGCGACTCGGTGCCGGTGCGCATCCAGCGTGGCGTGGTTGATACCACGAGGTACGGCTCGGGCTATTGGACCATCTGGGGCTGGAGCTGGCAGAGCTACCCGGACGGGCACACCGACACCAACCTGACCATCCTCCCTCGTGAGGACAACACCCCGCCGAACCCCGACCTCATCCCCTCGGCACCCATCCTCAACACGCCCGAGTGGGGCGTGGACAACCGGCCCCCGACCGAGGACGACCTCAACGGCTGGTGGCTGGACACCTCGACCGGCGAGGTCTGGCAGAAGGACGCCGACGGCAACTGGGTCCTGACCGACAACACCATCGTCGGTGCCCCGGGACCGCCCGGACCGGAGGGTCCGCCGGGTCCAGCCGGGGACGTCGGGGCCATCGGGCTGTATGACTGGAAGACGGCAGCCACCGGCAACCCTGCCTCCGGTCAGGCCACCGCCTTCAGCTCCGTCATCGCCGGTGGCAACAACACCCTGATGCTGCACAGCCTGAACCTCGCAGCCGAGGACCACGCTGGCATCATCGCCGCGCTGCTGCCGGACGACATCATCCTTATGGAGTGGGCCGGGGGTGCCCTGCGCCTGCCAGTGCGCGGGGCCGTGACGGGCGGGACCATCAAGTCCATCCCCGTCGGCCCGTGGCCCACCACCAGCCCCTCACAGCCGCCCGCTGGCACCGATGTGGACATCACCTTCGTTTATCCGGGTCCGCCCGGTGCGGAGGGTCCTGAGGGGCCACAGGGCATCCCCGGTACGCCCGGGCCGGTCGGTCCCACCGGTCCACAGGGCGCGACCGGTGCGACAGGTCCCGCTGGGCCCATCGGCGTGGACACCACGACGCCCAATGCCCCGACCCTCGTGTCGGCTGGCCTCACCAGTGCGGTGGCGGTCGATGCCAACGGCCAGCCGTTGGTCGAGCTTCGGGCCACCATCACCCACCCGACCACCAACACGGATGCGTCGGCTATCACCGACCTGTTCGGCACGCATGTCGAGTTCACCGGTGAGTACGACGAGAAGGCCTACCCGGACCCGGCCACGGCGGTGCCCATCTGGGACAACGCTGCCATCGTGCTGGTCGGTGCCACGTCCACGGTCGCCGTCCTCAAGGGCGTGGCTGGCAACAAGCCGTACTGGGCGCGGGCGCGGGCGCGTGACCTGTACGGGCACCTCAGTGCGTACAGCTCGCCGCTCGCCTTCCACACCTCGGTCAAGGACACGAGCGCCCCGAGCGTGCCAAGTGGTCTGACGGCCACGCCCGGGTTCAAGGCCATCGGCCTGACATGGGTGGCGTCGAGCGTCAACGACCTGATGTTCAACGAGGTGCGCTACGCGCCCGAGCTGACCCCCGGTGTGCCCAACAACACCGCCAACTCGTGGTCACCGCCAGCTCTGCGTGTGCGCACGAACACCGTGGTCATCACCGGGCTTGCTGTCACCGACCCAGCCACGCCGTACTACTTCCAAGTCAGGGCGGTGGACCAGTCGGGCAACGTCGTCACCTCGGACACCGACCCGGCGGCGGTGGACTACCTCGCCAACCCCGAGGCTGGCTGGTCGCCGATGGTGAGTGCAACGCCATCGCTGGTCGGGGCCGAGGACATGGCCTTCGACCAAGTCGTCACGAACTTCCTGACCTCGGGTGTCATCGACGCCGGGATGATTACGTCGGGCACCATCAAGGTTGACCCCACTGCCGAAGCTGCCGACGGCATCGAGGTCTGGCTCACTCCTCCGGGTGACCCGACCCACCCCAAGCGTGTCGGGCGGTGGGATGAAACCGGGCTGTACATCGGCAACAACACCGATGGGCTGCCCGCCGACCTGTCATCGTCCGACTACATCCGCATCACCAATGCGGGGCTCACGGTCTATCTCAACGGCGTGGCACAGTCGGCCATCACCCCAACCGGCATCAACGCCACGGCCATCAACTTCGGCTCACTGCCCGGTGGTATGAACCTCGTGAAGAACTCGTCGTTTGAGCTGGCCCCGTTCACGTCCGCTGTCCAGAACCCGAAGAACTGGACGGTGGCGGCTGACTGGTCTGGCTCTCAGGTCGGCAACACCAATGTGGCGACGGGGGCCAATGCCTTGAGCGCGACGGGGACGAGCTACTGATGGCGACGACCACCGACTTCACCTGCAACAAGGACGCCCGCATCGCGTCGTCGGGCGGAACCGAGATGGGGTCGGGTACCAGTGACGGGCTGCCATACGGCACGTACTCGGGCTACAAGTACCGCTCGTTGCTCGGCTTCAGCGTCAACATGGCGGGCTGGACGAGCATCACGTCGGCCTACCTCTGGGTCAAGTCGAGCAATCAGATTCACATCGGCTTCGGGTCGGACCCGACGTTTGTCGCACAGCGCATTCAGGCCAACTGGAGCGAGGGTTCGTCATCCGGTCTGAGTACCGGCAATGCGGTCATCTATCCGGGTCCGTCCACGTCGGGCACCAACCAAGTCCAGAAGGACGCACCGACCGCCGAGAACACATGGACTTCCGTTGACATCACCGCGATGATGCGCGACGTCCTCGGCGGTGCGCCGTTCTACGGCATCCGCCTCATCGGCACCGACAACAGCTCGGCTGAGTCGGGCAGTGCGGCCAATGTCGGGGAAATCTACTCCCGCAACTCGGGCTCGGGTACCGCCTATCTGCGCATCACCTACGAGACGAACCGTGCGCCCAACGCACCGTCTCTGTCCAGCCCTGATGTCGCCAACGGTGGGCTCGTTGGTACCACCACGCCGACCATCAACGCCTATGTCACCGACCCCGATGCCAACAATATCGCCCAGTTGCACTGGCAGATTGACGACAACAGCGACTTCTCCTCGCCCGTTGTGGACGGCATCGTGCCGGGGCCATGGGTAAACGGCTCGACTATCCCGCTCGTGGCTCCTGCCCTGACCCGTAGTGTGACCTACTACGTTCGGGTCCAGTCCGCCGATGCATCGGTCTGGGGTGCGTGGAGTGCCACGTTTTCGTTCAAGGTCGCATCACTCCCGGTCCTGACCCTGAGCGAGCCGTCGGGGAGTGGGCGGCTGGCTCGCCTGACCTATGACGCGGGCTCTGGCTGGGGCAGTCCGCGTGCGGTCATCAACTGGGCCATGACCTGCCCGGATGGCGGCACTCAGGCGACGTGGCGACTGGAGTTCTACGGTGATGCGGCGGGCGCACCGTCAGGGATGGTCGAGGACATCACGGTCAACGACACCCAGTCCTCACGGGTTGTCCCATACAACCTTGTCGAGGGCAACTATTACAACGTCAGGGTAACGGCGACTTGCTCTCACGGGCTGACCGCCTCAGTCGGTTTTTACCGGGTCCGGGCACGCTGGGGTTTGGGCATCTACTCGGGGGACATGGGAGCGGCGGCTA